ATGGCGCGTGAATTTGTTCCAGTTTGTGAGATAGGTGGTATGGGCAAGCGTGGACCTAAGCCGGAGACAGTCGAGCGGTTGCGCCTCTTGGGGTCTTCTGCTCAGTATAAGCGGCAGGGTGAACCGGCAATCGTGCCTGGGGAGCCTGTGAAACCGGCCGGCCTCGGTGAACACGGTTCCGGGCTGTGGGACCGGCAGGTGGAACGGCTGCGGAACCAGGGGATCATTTCTCCGGCGTGGCAGGAGACGCTGGCGGTTCTGTGTCGGCTGTGGGACGAGGTGAACGAATCGCTGACGGACGGGTCGGAGCGTAAGGAACGGATTGCGACGATGCAGGCGTTTTGGAAGGCCGCTCAGGACTTTGGGCTAACGCCTTCCAGCAAGGCAGGGATTCGGACTGAACCGGGCCTGCCGAAGAATCGGAAGGGGTACATCAAGCGAGCATGACTGTCGAAGAAGCCTGCCGAACCTTGATTCCCGGATACGATCCGTGGCGAGACGCCGACGGGTGGGTGTTCGACGCTGAACGGGCGGAATCGGCCGTTGGGTTCTTCAGGGACATGCTGACGTTCCCGGACGGTGAGCATTCCGGCCAGCCGTTCATCCTTCAGCCGTGGCAGCAGGCGATCGTCGGGAATATCTACGGCTGGGAGACTGCGGAAGGACGCCGGCGGTTCCGGGAGGCGTTCATCTACTTGCCCCGCAAGAACGGCAAGACCGCCATGTCGGCCGGTCTGCTGTTGCTCGAGATGTTCATGCGGCCGACTCCGGGCGGTCAGTATTTCTCAGCAGCTTCGACGCGGGAACAGGCGGCACTGATCTTCAAGGATGCCTGCCGGATGGTGAAGGCGAATGACGAGATGAGCGAACTGATTCGCATCGTACTGTCATCTAAGGTCATCGAACGCATCGACGACATGGGCGGGTTCTACCGCTCGACGTCCAGTGACGCCGGGGCGCAGCACGGGACGCGGCCGTGTTTCGCGATCGTGGATGAACTCCACGCACACCGGAATTCTAATCTGATGGAAGCATTGACTACCGGAACGGCGGTCAAGGGACTTCAGCCGCTGATCGTCTACATCACGACGGCGGATTACATCCGGGAATCGGCCTGCAACACGAAGTACAAGTATGCCTGCCAGGTGCGGGACGGCGGCGCGAAGGACGCCGGGTTCCTGCCGGTCATCTACGAGGCGAAACCGGATGAGGAATGGACGGACCCGGAAGTCTGGAAGCGGGTTAACCCGAACTACGGGATCAGCGTGGACGAGGAATACCTGCGGCGGGAATGCGAGAAGGCGAAGATCAACCCGACGGACGAGATCGGCTTCAAGCGGCTGCACTTGTGCATGCAAACCGCTCACGCGAACCGGTTGATTCCGATGCCGCTGTGGGACGCCTGTTTCGAGGAATACGAACCGGATGAACTGCTGGGGCAGACTTGCTACGGCGGCCTCGATCTGGCGACAGAGAAGGACTTCTCGGCGTTCGTGCTGTTCTTCCCGGAGTCGAAGCGGACTCTAGCCTGGTTCTGGTGTCCTATCGAGAACGCGGCGAAGCGGCAGGCGATGGATGGAATCGCCTATCAGACATGGATGAACGGCGGATATATTGAGCCGACTGACGGTGATTACATTTCGCAGATTGCCATCGGGGAAAAGCTGGAATCGCTGGCGACGATGTACGACATCCGTTCAATTGCCTTCGACAGGGCGCAGGCGTCCGGGTTGTATGAGAGATTGTCGAACTACGGCATCGAGATGCTCAAGCATTCGCAGCAGGTGTTCGCGATGGCATCGCCTACGAAGAAATTGCAGGCGATGGTGGGGAATTCCGGGCTGCGGCAGAACGGGCACCCGGTGCTGACGTGGAACGTGCAGAACGCTGTCGGGATTACGGATTCGTTCCTACGGACGCGGCCGGATCGTGAGAAGTCGCTGGAAAAGATTGACGGTGTGGTGGCACTTATCATGGCAGTGAGTGCGGCCGACGTCGCGAAGGAATCCAAGTTCGAGTACGAGGTCTGGTAAATGTCGCGGTGGGATGCGTGCGAATTAACAGGCGCTGCGTTGGCGATTGGCGGCGTCGGCATGTATGCGCCGTGGCTGGCTGTGACGTTGGCTGGTGTTCTGGTGTTTGCTGTCGGAATGGCGAAGTGCCTCAAGCGGGGGAATGACCAGTGATTGCCGAAGCTATTTCGACGCTCGTTGGCGGATTCGGCCGACCGGCACGGCAGGCGGGATCGTCTGACGGATGGAAGGACGTGTTCGGTTCGCGGAAGACTGCGGCCGGAATTCAGATTGACGAGGCGAAGTCTCAGACGTTCTCCGCTGTCTGGTGTGCGACGCGGATCATCAGCGAGGGCGTGGCATCGCTTCCGCTGAACATCCGCGAACACGTCAACGAGCGGGAGACGCGGACGGCTTACAATCACCCGCTGTGGTCGCTGCTGCACAATCAGCCGAACGACGAACAGGATGCGTTTCAGTTCTTCGACATGCAGGTTCCGTTGCAGGTGAACTACGGGAATGCGTACGCGGAGATTCAACGCGGTCGGAACGGCGAGATTGTCGCGTTGTGGCCGATTCATCCGAGCCGGATTCCAGAATGTAACATCGTTCGCGGGCCGGTGCGGACGAGGGGCATGATTGATGTCGGCGGCGACGGCGAGATCGTGTACCTGGTGCGGAACAATGACGGTACGACGTCGCCGATCGTGTCGCGTGACATGCTGCACGTTCCTGGTGTGATGTCCGAGAACGGGATCACCGGCAAGGGAATCGTGCGTTGGGCTGCGGAATCGCTGGGGATCATCGGTGCGACTGAGGCCCATGTCGGATCGTTCTACCGCAACGGTGCGACGCCGGACATCGTGATTACGATGCCGTCCACGGTGCTGAAGGAAGAACGCGAGAACCTGAGGCGATCGTGGCAGGAACGGCAGGGCGGCAGCGGAAACGCTCACAAGGCGTTGATTCTGATCGGCGAGAGCGATGCCAAGCCGCTGGGAGTTAACCCGAACGATGCTCAGTTGATCGACGGCCGGAAGTTCGGCGTGAAGGAAGTGGCTCGATTCTGGCGTGTTCCAGGTCACATGCTGGCCGATTACGACGGGGCGAAGTACGACAACGTAGAGCTGCTGAACATCCTGTTTATGTCGGACACGCTGACCCCGTGGCTTCAGCGGTGGGAACAGGCACTGCGGCGCCAGTTGCTGCCGGAACAGGACAAACTGCGGTACTCGTTCAAGTTCAACATCAACGCCCGGTTGCGTGGCGATTCGGCGGCACGTGCGAACTTCTACATGCGGATGTTCGACATGGGGTCGCTGTCGATCAACGAGATTCGCGAGTTGGAAGACTTGAATCCGATCGACGGCGGGGATCGGTACTTCATTCTGGCCAACAACCGCGTTCCTCTGGACCGGATCGACGATATCGCGTTGCTCCAGCAGGGCGGTGCAGAGACTGCCGACACTGAAGACGCTGACGAGGAACCGGAACCGGAGACTGACCAGGCGGCACGGGCGATGCTTCGCACTGCGTTGCGTGGCCTGATCGGCTACGAGTCGCGTGCGGCTGTGCGGGCGGCAGCGAAGCCGGAGACGTTCCAGAGGTGGCTGGACGGATTCTACGACTCCAAGTTCCGGCCGGTGTTCATGGAAGCGGTTGAACCGATCGCGGTGATGCTCAACGCCGATGCCGGAGAGTTCTTCGTGCGGCATTCAGCCGAATCGAAACGCGAACTGTCGGATTGCATGGACGTTCCGGTATCGGAATTTGCGGCGGCTGTTCAGAGAACCGTTGACGGCTGGTCTACTCGAATTCAGGACGATCAATGAAACCCTACGCATTGCACCTTCTGGCGGAACACGGTGACACGTGGTGCCTCGATGCCTCACGGCTGCCGGAATACCTGTACGACGGCGATGAGCGGAAGGCACAGCGTCGCATGCCGCAGATGAATGGTCGCGTGGCGATCGTCCCAGTCCACGGAGTGCTGACGAAACGCGGCGGCTGGGGCGTTGAATCGACTGACCGGATTCTCGGTACGGTCGAGGCGGCCATTTCGCACAAGGGCGTATCCGGCGTGCTGCTGGACGTCGATTCTCCCGGTGGATCGTCGTATGGATTGCAGGAGTTCGCGACTCGACTTCGGGAACTGCGGGACACGAAGCCGATCGTCTCGATTGGCAATCCGCTGGCGGCGTCGGCGGCGTACTGGACGGCTTCGGCGGCGAAGCGAATCGCTGTCACGCCATCGGGTGACATGGGCCATATCGGCGTCTGGTCGCTGCACATGGACTATTCGCAGTACATGGCGGAAGCCGGGATCAAGCCGACTTTCATCTTCGCTGGGAAGCACAAGATTGACGGGAACCCATTCGAGCCGCTGTCGGACGATGCCCGGGCTGAGATGCAGGCGAGCGTTAACGACACTTACGAGCAGTTCGTGGACGCGGTGGCACAGAATCGCGGCATGAGTCGCGTGCGTGTGCGTGCGGAAATGGCGGATGGCCGCATTCACGGTGCGGCGAAGGCGGCCGAACTGGGCCTCGTTGACCGCGTTGGGACGGCGGAAGACATTCTCCGCGAGATGGGAGCGACTTCGGCGACCGATGGTGCTTCGCTGCGGGCGTCGCGTGAAGCCGGGGAAATGCTGGCTGAAATGTGGGAAGGTTCTCCGCAATTGGCCGGGACGCATTACATCGAGGCCGCGAAGGCACGGCGAGAACGGGAACGGAGCCGCACCGCATGAACTGGCTGCACATCGGCAGTTCACCGTCAGTCCTGGAATACCTGCCGCGAGCACGGCAGGAGAACCGCATTGACAAGACGATCACGTGCAACGCGGGAATCCTTCTGGAGCCACGGCCGGATTATTACGCGGCCGTTGACTTCCCGTCACAGCGTCGATTCGTCGAGCAGGCACGTGCGGCACAGCAGAACGGCACGCGGCTGATTACGATGCGGCGTGAACCGCAGGCGATGCGGGATCGTGATTGCGACTGGTATGACGAGTTTATTGTCATGCCGGACGGAGGTCCGCCGACTCGCGACAAGTGGGGTGCGTTCCAGTACACCGGCCCGATGTGCGTTGAGTACGCGATCCGCCACGGCGCGAAGTGCGTGATTCTCGTCGGGTGTGATGGGTACACCGGCGTCAATGATTACTTCGACGGCTGGAACAACGATCACGCCGACCCGAATTTCCGATACGAGCGGATGACGATTCACCATCTGAAGCCTCGGTTGCAGCAACTGGCGAGGCTGTTCCCGGAAGTGCAGTTCCTTCAGTACGGCGATCCCGTTTACGCCGTGGACGCCGACAACTGGCGGGTCATCGGAACTGGATTAGGGTCGATGGCGTGTCTGTAACCGCACTGATTCCGGCCCGTGGTGGCTCGAAGGGAATCCCGCGTAAGAATCTGCGGACGATTCACGGCGAAACGCTGCTGGCACGGTGCATTCGCACTTGCCGGCTGGAGGTTCGCGACGTGATGGTTAGCACGGACTGTGAGGAGATTGCCGACGAATCGCGGCGGCATGGGGCCGGAGTTCATTGGCGCCCGCACCGACTGGCGACCGATGGCGCTTCGACGTGGGCGGTTGTTCGCGACGCAATGGGGGCGATCAAGTCAGACGTGATTGTTCTGGCTCAATGCACGGCACCGGCAATGACGGCCGGAGACATTCATCGTTGCATCAACAGGCTTGAGACGTGCGATGTGGCCGTAGCCTGCCACGAAGCTCATGTGTGGCTTGTGGACGCTCACGGAAGGCCGATTAACTGGACGCTGCCGCCGAAGTTGCGGCAGGAAACGGAGCCGCAGTACGCATTCAGCGGAAGCTGCTGGGCGTTCCGGCGTGATTACCTCGATCTACCGGAAATGAGCGGCAGAATCGGCGTCGTCGTGTCCGAGAACCCGGTCAGGATCGACATCGACACGGAGGATGACCTGCGAACTGCGGAAGTGATGTTGACAAGTTAGCTGGATTTTGTAGTTTTATGTGTGTCGGGGAAACCCGACGAACAATTCGATCAACGGTCTGCAAAACGCCAAAGCGTGAGCGGCCTATCAGCGAGGGAAACCTTGCCGGTGGCTTTTCGTGCTTTGGCGTTTTTCGTTTGCCATCAGTCACCGGCTCAACCGTGACTGAGGCACAAATGGAAAAGCTCATTGCAGACATCAAGGTGCTCCGAGAGCGCCTTGTCGCAATCGACCAGCGACAAGCTGAGATCGAGGCGGAAGTCGAGACGAAGCATTCCGGCAAATTCACGCCGGAACTGAGGACAGAGTACGACGCACTGACCGCTGAGTACGGTGCGAAGGACGAACTCTGTGAGACGGCGGAATCGGACCTGAAGCGGCTCCAGTCGCGGCAGGATCGCAAGCTGCCGAACGCTCCGCTTCCACGCCGGACGTCGGCCGGTTCGGCCGCACCGCTCGACCTGGGAGGCGATCCCGACAACGCTCCGCGAACCAAGATCAGCATTCCGGCGACAGTTCGTCGGATCGGCTCGCTGACCAGCTTCAAGGGCGAAAAGAACGGCGTTTCCGCTGAGGAACGCTGCTACCGGTTCGGGATGTTCATGCTGGCGAAAGCGAGCATGGACCTGCCGCAGAAGTTCCAGTTCAAGGCGGCTCTGGACTTCGTTCGCGATCAGTACGCACTGTCGAGCGAAACCGGCCCGGACTTCGGCTCGGTGCTCGTGCAGGCGGAATTCGGCACCGACCTGATCGACCTGCGCGAGCAGTACGGCGTTGTCCGCCAACTGTTCAAGCGGCGTCCGATGTCGAGCGACACGCGGACTGATCCGCGTCGAGGCGGCGGCCTGACGGCGTACTTCGTCGGCGAAGGTTCTAACGGGACTGAGAGCACGAAGGAGTGGAATCAGGTTCGACTGACGGCGAAGAAGCTGATGGTCATCAGCCGCTACACCAGCGAGCTGAACATGGATTCGGTGATGTCGATCGGCGACGACCTGGCGAGCGAAATCGCCTACGCCTTCGCTGAGAAGGAGGACGATTGCGGCATCAACGGCGACGGAACTTCCACCTACGGTCGCATCAGCGGCATCCGCACGGCGCTCGGGGCGGCTGCCGGTTCTCCGACGACGACCAGCGCAGGCGGCGTCATCGTTGGGGCTGGCAACCTGTTCAGCGAACTCACGCTCGCGAACTTCCATTCGGTGGTCGGCATTCTTCCGCAGTACGCGGACACGCCGAACACATGCTGGCTGGTCCACAAGGTCTTCTGGGCCACTGTCATGCAGCGTCTGGCGTTCGCGCAGGGCGGCGTCACGACCAATGAGGTCGCTGCGGGAAGCCGCTACGAGTTCCTCGGCTACCCGGTGAAGATCAGCCAGAAGATGCCGTCCACCGACGCCAACTCGCAGATTTGTGCGTTGCTGGGCGACTTCACGTTGGGAGCGAGCTTCGGCGATCGGTCACTCGATTCGATCGACTTCAGCACGGAAGCCTACGTCAATTCCCAGTCTTTGTGGGAACGCGACGAAATCGGCATCCGTGGGACGGAGCGATTCGACATCAACGTGCACGATGTCGGCAACACGACGACGGCCGGTCCGATCGTCGGACTTCAGTCGTTGAACTCTTAATCATCACCGGAACAGGGAGATCATTCCATGCTGCCAGTACACTCCAAGCCGGTGATTATCACGGCTCCGACAGCGTTGGCCGACAATACGTCACCGACGACGACTGAGATCGATACCGACGGCTTCGACTACCTGTCGGTCTACGTCTACATCGGCGCGACCGACATTGCCATGACGGCGTTGAAGATGCAGGAGACGGACACTTCCGGCTCCGGCTATTCGGACGTCACCGGGACCGACTTCGCAACGTCAACGAACCTAGACGTCGGCGGCACCGCACTGGCGTTGCCTTCGGCGACTGCTGATACGACGTGGCGTGTCATTCACATGAGCCTTGTCGGCCGGAAGCGTTACCAGGATTTGGTGATGACGATCGGCGACGGCACGGCCGGCGGCTGGTATTACGCCTTCGGCGTTCTCAGCCGTTCGCGGAACCAGGCGTTGACCAATGCCGGTCTCGCCGGAACCAGCGGTATCGCGGTGGTGGTCTGATGCCTCAGAGAGCAATCCGATTCCTGCGCATGTGGGCGCCGCATCCGAGCGGAAAGCATTTCATGCCGGGTCAGATTGACACCGAACTGTCTCCCGGCGTGATGGACGTTCTCGTCAATTACCGCCGGGTGGCAGAATGGTATGAACCGCAGCCGACCGAGCCGAAGGTGAAACGACGTGAGCGACACGGACTACATTCTTGACCTTGTGACGGCTCCCGTTGGGCACGCCGTGCTGGTCGCGGATGTGATGACGTTCCTGCGCGTCGATGATGCGGAGGAAATCGGCGTCATTTCGGAACTGATCGACGCGGCGACGTCGTACGTGCAGGAGAACAGCGGAAAGCAACTGCTGACCGCGACGTATGACGTTTCGTGGCGGCGTTTCGACGGTGCGTTCGGCGAACTCGTTCTGCCGAGGGTGCCTGTTTCCAGCGTCACCAGCGTGAAGTATTACAACACGGCTGGCACGCTCACCACGTTGTCATCGACGCTGTACACGGTCAACGACGGTTCGGAACACGCGGCGTCGTACATCGTCCCGGCGTTCAACGAGCAATGGCCTTCGACGTACGGCCACGACCGGGATGTGGTCGTACGTTTTGTTTGCGGCTACGGCGATATCGAAGACGTTCCGGCTTCGTTCAAGCTGCAAATCAAGATGCTTGTGGCTCACTGGTATGAGAACCGGGCCGCAGTCTCCTGCGGAGCGATGCAGAAGACTCCGTTGGCGTTCACTGCACTGGAGCAATTCAACCGACATCAGGAGTTCGTCTGATGGCGGACTGTGCCTGCGATTCAATCGGCAAACTGCGGCACCGCGTGACGATCGAGAAGCCGAATCCGTCAGCAACGGCCGATGCGGCCGGACATATCGACTTGAGTGACAACGCGAACTGGATTCCGGTTGCCAGCCGCAAGGCGAACATCCTGACTCGCGGAGGTTCCGAAAAGTGGAGATTCAACCAGGTGACTGCGGAAGTTACACGGATGTTTCAACTGCGGTCCGATCCTGCAACGCGCCGTATACAGCCACGATGGAGGATCAAGTGGTTTCAGGATGGCACAGCGAAATACGCGGACATCGCGACGGCGTTCGACGTGGACGGCGCCAAGAAGATTGTCGAGGTCCATTGCACTGAGGTCGTGTGATGGCGTTCGTGCGTAAGCCGTCAACTCGGATCATCCTGGGCATCCCGGAACTCGACGCACGATTGGATGGACTGAAGCTTGCTGTTGCGAACCGTGTCGCTCGCAGTGCTTTGTCGAAGGGCGTGCGAGTTGCGGTCAAGAAGATCAAGGCGGAAGTTCCCAGCACTCAGAAACATCTGCGGAAAGCGATCGGCGGATACGTCAAGAAACAGAAGCGCGGAGCAAACAAAGGCATTGTGGAGGCGAAGGCCGGTGCGGCGGTCGGGAAAAATAAGGCAGCACAAGCGTCAGATGCGGTTGCCGCAAATGCGGCGAGGAATGGAAAGGGCGGCGCAGGAATCAGCGCTGCGAACATTCACTGGTACATCATGGGCACTCAGGAGCGAACGGTCAAAAAAACAGGACAGCGTGTCGGGCGCATGCCTGCGAATCCAATCGTTCAGCGAGCAATGGCGACCGGCAAAGGGCCGGTGCTGGCGGCAGTCAAAGACGGGGTGATGGACGGCATCGAACGCGAGGCGGCAAAACAGGTTGCTTTGCATAACGTGAAACATGGCAATTGAACAAGGACTACGAACGCTGCTGCTGGCGCAGTCGAGCATCAGCACGTTACTCGGCGAGGCCACGAAGGGCGTTTATGTGATGCAGGCACCGCAGAACGCAGTAGAGCCATATATCGAGATTCACGTGATGAGCATGAATCCGCTGCTGCATTTGGGAACAACTGGAGGAGTGCGGTTCACAGAGATTGACATTGACTGCAAGGCACGCACGTTGCCTGAAGCGACGTCGCTGGCAAGTGCAGTTGAGACGTACATCGACGACCTGACGGGAGCGGCTGGCAGCGATACAGTCAACGCAGTACTGCTGAACGACAGAGCGCAGGACGTCGAGCCGCCTGACGGGAAACGAGAGTACGGCAGATTCGTGGAAACCATCGACGCCCAGATTCAATGGACTCCGGCATAGGAGACGACAATGGCTAAGGTCATCGGAAAAGGCACGGTTCTGCAACACACGATTAGTGCCGCGCTGACGGCGATTGCACAGGTGATTTCAATCGAGCATTCCGGGTCGAAGTCTAAGACGTTCGACAGCACGGCACTCGACAGCGGTGTGTTCGGCAGTCGCGACCTGACGGGCTACTCGGACCCAGGAACCGTGTCCGGCGAGTTGTTCTATGACTCTGCGCTAGCCGGGCACCAGTTCATCACTGACAACATCACGACTCCCGCCAAGAACGCGATGAAGCTGATCTATGCCAATGCCACTGAGCAGGCATTCTCGGCGTGTGGCGTGGAATTCGGTGTTTCAATCGTGATGGACGATGGAGTCAAGGGCACGTTTACTTACGAGATTGACGGAACTCCAACATGGCCTACATGAGGTGATTGATGCGGTGCAAGCTCGTGCGTGACGATATGGAAGTGGCGCCAGGCGTGATGCCTTCTGCATTCGTGTCCGCGAATGCGTACGCGCGGAACATCAAGCGCAACGGCCGCGTGCGTCAGGTGCTGTTCTGGAAGTCGGGGACAGTGTTCGACCTGCCGGACTCTTACCGTCTTGTTCAACAGGGGTGTGCGATCCCGGACGATGAGGAGTGCCTTGAGAAGGCGGACCGTACGCCGGAGGAAATGGCAACGGCACAGCGGGCCTACGAGCGTGTGTGCAGGGGCATCGCTCCTGAGGATTACGACCTGTTCGATAACGGCGTGATTGTCGGATATGAGGAAGACGGTTCGTACAAGCCTGGGGCGAACTTTCATCTGCTGGAAGAAGCTGCGGCGGAAGCTGGAGCCAACGAAGTCGTCACACCACAGGGACCAGAATGAGCGCAGAGAACGGCTATATCAGTTTGGAGGCGCTGACCACAGCGCGGCCGGTGCCTGAGAAGGACATCGACGTGCCACGGCTCGGCAAGGTGCGCATTCGCGGATTCAGCGTCCGGCAGCGCACTGCGTTTGAGCGGTCAGTCGAAGGCAAGGGCCGCAGCGAGATTCGCGAGCGATTGTTGATCGCGACAGTCGTCAAGCCAGAGGGACTGACGGCCGCACACCTGAAGCTGCTGGGAGATCAGGACGGCAGTCTGCTGGAGCCAATCGTGAATGAGGCGATGGAACTGGCCGGCATCACGAATCGCGACATGGATGCACTGTCAAAAAACTCCGAAGCGACCGGCGAAAGCGATTCGACATCCAGCTAGCGCTTTGGTGTGGTCGCGGAGATTGGAAGCGGTTTTTAGACGGGATGACGCTGGATGAGTACGACCACATTCACGCACTGCGGGCGATTGAGTTTGTCGGACATGAGCGTGAGGACTGGCGGGCGGCAGTGCAGGCGGCGTGCGTGATTGCTGCAGCAAGCGGTGAGACAGTCGATCCGCTGAAGATGCTGCGATTGATTCAGAACGATGAAGAGGACGTGCAGGCCGTGTCACCGGACGCGGCGCACAAGATGGCAACGGGAGGTCGTGGTGGCAACATTCGGCGACCTGGTCGTCCGGCTGAATCTGGATAAGCGCGGCTTCGATCGCGGTATCGGCGATGCGACGTCTGGGCTTCCAGGACTGAGAACCGCGGCGCTGGCGGCGTCCGCAGGAATCGCTGCTGCGGCTGGGGCGGCTACTGCCGCAGCTCTGGCGTTCAAGGCGTGGCTTGCGCCGTCGTTCGAGGCGCTGGACACGCTGGGCGACCTGTCGAAGCGGCTGGGCGTGGCCACGGACTCCCTGTCGGGCCTACAGCACGCCGCCAAGCTGGCCGGTGTCGATCAGGACGGCCTGACGATCGGCATCCAGAAGTTCCTGGACACGCTGTCGAATGCGTCGATGGGCACGGAGTCGGCAGTCAAGGCGTTTGACGCTCTGGGCCTGAAGGCTTCGGCTCTCAAGAATCTGTCGCTTGAGCAGCAGTTCATCGCCGTCGCCGACGCACTGAAGAACATCCAGAATCCCGCCGACCGAGTGCGGATTGCGCTGGACCTGTTCGGCAAGTCCGGCGCGCAGATGCTGCAACTGATGGCCGATGGAAGCGGCGACCTGACGGCGGCGCTGAAGGAAGCGAGGGCACTGGGCATTGCGCCACGACCGGAGGAAGTCGCACGCATTCAGGAAGCGAACGACGCGATCGACCGGATGAACGCGGCATGGACTGGAGTCGCAAATGTCGTGGCAATCAAGGTGGCGCCGCTGGTCGAGTCAATCTCAAATGTCATTCGCACTGGTTTCCCGATAGCGATAGTGATGATTAACCAGTTCACGACAGCCATTAAAGGCAGCGTCGCGAACCTGGCGGCGCTGCTGATGACGGCGCAGACGATCGGCAAAGCGTTCAAGGGCAGGAAGATTCTCGGCATCGATCAGATCATGGCAGCGTTCAAGAGCGCACAGAAACTGGCGCTGCAGGAGATGTTCCCGGCCGACAACGGGAAGGGCGCCGCGAAGGGCAAGGCGAAGGGCGGTATCGCAGCGCCAAACATTCTCGACTCGTTCGAGAAGGGCATCGCCGGAAAAGACATTGGCGCGAAGAAGATCGACCGTGTTAGCGGACAGTTGCGGCAGACCGTCGCACCAGGCGGCGTGAAGGGTGCGCAGGACACGCTGTCTCGGATTCTGAAGGCCGGATCAGCGACGAAAGACCCGGTAGCCAAAGCGGTCAAAGACGAGCACGTCACGATCAAGGGGATGGCGAAGGACATCAAGAAACTGGCGACGGCCGGCATGGGCGGCGGTCTGCTTATCGGCGCAGCGGGGGCCGGTGTCTAATGGCAGTCATCCGCTGTGAGGAGCACTGGAAAAACCGCGATGGTTCGTTCGCCAACATCACCGACAACCGGGTGAATCGATCGTGGATCGTCGTCACAGACGACAAGTATGACAACTCGTTCACGATCGCCAGTTACTTCGCCAGCACGCTGGGGATCGTCTTTCTCACGCCGCATCCAGACAACAACGCATATACGGCGCGTGACCTGCAGGCGGACCAGCAAGACGATTCACCATTCTGGTGGATAGTCACTGTTCCATATTCAACGGAACCGCTGAAGGCGGACGCCGAAGAACGTCAGGCAGCGAACCCACTGGACCGTCCGGTTCGCATCACGTGGGATTCGGAGAACGCGCAGGAGTTCACGACAAAGGACAAAGACGACAAGCCGATGCTCAACAGCGCCGGCGACCCGCTGGAGCCAGTCGAGAAGGATGACATTCGCTGGATCATTTCGCTCACGAAGAACTTTGGCAGTTTGCCGGCATGGATTCTTTCAACTGTCAACAAGGTGAACGAATCGGCAATCACCGTCTCTGGCTTGAGTCTCGCGGCACGCACAACGAAGGTGCAGCGGCTGCACATCAGCGAGCAGCAGGTGGACAACGATATCCCTTACTACGAGGTCACTGTCGAATTGGCCTACAAGGGCAGCACGTGGGACGTGAAGCGTCTCGACGAGGGATTCAATGTCTCGTCTGGTGATGGTCGCGTTTCGGCGACAGACAAGATCAAGATTCAGATCGAGGACGATGCCGGAGAGTTTCAGGACGCCACTGAGGCGATCCCCCTGGACGGAGCGGGTGCGGTGCTCGCGTCGCCGACGCCGGACAATGCGGTCTATCTGACGAAGAAGATTTACGAAGAAGCCGACCTAAACGAACTGCCATTCTCTTGAGGTGACTGATGGCTAAATTCACAGACACAGTTACGTGTACGAGCGACCTGACCGTTGCGGGAACCGCTCGATTCCCTGGTGGCATTGCGACGGAGTTCGCACGCACACAACTGTCGCAGGAAGTCAACGCACGCTATCAGGTGCCGCTGACGGACCTGCGCGTACACGACGCGATTCAGACGGTGCTGCCGGGCACGGCGGCGTCAGATGACCTGGGGATCATCGGTACGGCGTTCGGCACATCCAGCGTTGTCGTGCGTACGAGCGACGCGAAGGCAACGACTGTCACGCAGCGGGCGCGATTCCAATTCGTTCTGCCACCGGAATACGAAGCGGGGCAGACGGTTCTGTGCCGTGTGTTCTCCGGCATGGACACGACCGTCAGCGACGGGACGGCGACGGTCGATATCGAGTGCTACGAGGCGGACGGAGAAGGCGGCATCAGTGTCGATCTGTGCGCGACTGCGGCGCAGTCGATCAACTCGCTGACCAATGCCAACGACGATTTCACGATCACCGCGACGGCGCTGGAGCCGGGTTCTGTGTTGGACGTCCGAGTGACGATTGCTATCACCGACACGGCGACGGCGACGGCGGTACTCGGTGAGATCGGTTTTATCGAGTTCCTGTTGGACATCCGCGGCTGATGGCACGCAAGGCGTACGCACTGACGGAGGACGAGGCGCGCGACTTCAACCGCATGCGTACGGAGCGTCGTCGGCATGGGGCACCGAAGGCACGGCGCAGTCCGAGACGCAGGAAGTACGGCGGTGGCTCCACAAGATGGATTGATTCGTCGTCATTCACAATCGTCGAGCTAAACCCAGGAACCGGCGCACCGATCGGTTACATGGACCGAGGTCGCAGACGGTTTCTGTTCAGTGCAACAGAGATTTCCGACCGCTGCATATTCTATTCATCTGACGGATATCTCTACGCCACAAGTGGAGGCTGGATCAATCAGGACAACGGCGTTCTGATGAAATGGAACGTCGGAACCCATCGGGTCGAGTGGTATTCTTCGGAAGGCGCAATGACGTCTCCTGGAGCACACCTGTCTGCTGCCGGAGCCATCAGCGGATCGATGGGAAACTCTGGCGGCGCCAATGCGAACAAGTGCGAGCAGGGAATCTGCGAGGCGTCGGACGGGGCGATATGGGTCGCTGGCGGATCGAATGGACAAATTGCCGCGTTCAATCCGACGACGGGAGCACAGACAGTCAGCATTGCCTCAGTGCCGTCAGACGCCGTGTATCGCGCCGATAGCTCCGGTGGCGTGCTCGTCGTTGACACCAGCGGCACCGGAGGAAAGTACCTGCGAGTTTACAACTCGTCTGGAACCGAGACGGCATCGTGGTCAACCGCACTCCCGACGTTCGTGGAAGTGGCGTCGGGAGTGATTGCCATCTCTCTGTCGTCTTCAGCCACGCTGAAGACGCTGAATCTCGAGGACTTGACTGAGATTTCGTCTCGCAGTGCTCCGGCCGGTGAAACGTACATAGCCGGAACGACTGACGGCACGACGGTATGGGTGGCGACCGCACACGCCACGACGCCAAAGTATCGCAGTTATTCCGCCGCTAATCTCGCGACAGAGAACTGGAACGCAAGCCGGGATACGACCAACAACGCATCGTTCCACATGAAGTACGCGAACTCGGCGATTTACGACTGGTCGTCGCACGTCCGCAAAATCAACGCATCGACCGGAGCGGAGATTTGGGACTTTGCAGGGAGCAACGTACTTCCGCAAAAGCGGATTGATTGCGCCGTCGGAACGAGTTACGTGTACGTCGCGTGCAGTGCGGACTTGTTTTTTGCGATTAACGATTCAACCGGCGAGGCTGTGTTCACGGAGAGCTTTGCCGGCAATTCATGGGGCGGAGTTGTCGCGACCAGCGACGGCAAGCTGTTCGTCGCCGGTCGCAGAACTCTCATATAGCGGATGTGTTACGGCGCGATCGGCAACAGGCTCATGTTGTCCAGAATTAGCCGTGCATCATCATCAGCCGCCGTCATCGGATTTGTCACGCGAATCATGTACAAATCCAAGCGGCAGTTTCCCATGTCGGTGTCATTGTAGACCCGCAAGCGAAACTGTGCATCCATCCACGTCGAGTACCACAAGTTCAGTGCTGGGTTGTCTCCTGGCACGTAAGGGCCGCCAGCGCTTGCTGGTACTGTCGTCGCGAACACAACTGCTACAAGCAGAACGAATCGTTTCATGGCAATCTCCTGGTTGCGGGGAGATTCCGCATTGATGCGGTTTCTCTGAATCTCCCCATTGATGTGAAAGAACTACTCCAGAAACTCCCCTGAATGGTTTCCCCGTTCGACGGTGAACGGAAACAGCATCCCGACACGACGGACGTCGTCGGGGTGCCCGTACGGAAGCATCTGGTAGGTATGACCGCCGACCGTGACACGCTTCGGAACGCGGTAGGGCGTTCCCTGTTGCTTCGCACGCTTCAGGAACCAGCCGGCAGCCTGTCTAAAGCTTTTCCCGGTCTTGCCGCACTTGTAGAGCGTATCAACCATCAGGTCTTCAGCGGACATGACCTGCTTCGGTCCCTTCTCCTTCCGCGTGACTTCACGTAATTCGGAACCGTCGAACTCCAGTCCCTGCGAACGGCGTTCCTTCGGCGTCGGTTCGTAACCACACGAACGGCACTTACCGCCACGGTAAATGGCTTGGCAGTTCGGACACTCGATCGTCGGCCGGGTGCCGACTTCGCCGGGCGGCTTCTCTGAACGGTCCAAGCTCCAGATCGGATCGTCCTCGAAGAACCCATGCCTGGCCACGTTCGCCCCATGATCGAGAACGTAGCACGCATCCTTCGACGGGTGAACCCGGCTTCCGCGTCCGATCATCTGCCGGTACCGGACCACCGAACCGACCGCAACGCACAACTGGACACACCCGATAGCCGGAATGTCGGTCCCGCGTTCCACGACCTGCACGTTGCACAGGTAATCCAGTTTCCCATTGTTCAACTCCCAAAACATTCGGTGCCGGGCGAGGTCTTCTGTGTCGCCGTCCACGTAAGCGACCCGCAGGCCGGCTTTCTCCAATTCGGCTTTGGCCTCTTGGGCGTGCGTCCGGCGGGGGAAGAATCCGACCGTGGGGCGTCCTTCCGCGAACCGCTTCCAGTCCCGCACCAGATCGCCGGAGAGGCCCGACATGGCCTTGTCGACCGAATCGGAAGTGAATTCCCCTCCCTTCTTCACAAGCATCCCTAAGCGGCCCTGTGTGGCCCGGAAGTACCGGAACGGGGAGAGGAACCCGTTGTCAATCAGCCATTGTGTCGGCGGACCGAGCACGATTTCTCGGTAGACGTCCGCCAGTCCCTTCGCCTCCGGTGTGGCGGACAGGCCGATGACGTAAGCCGGGTGCAGCCCAATCTCCTGACGGTGGGCGTCGTGGTGCTCCAGAAACTTCGCCAGCTTGGAATGGTGCGAGTGGCATTCGTCGAACACGATCAGGTCGAACGTCAGCGACGTGTCGTATGTTCCGCCTTCCACGAACCACGAATTCAGCGTGTCGATGGAAGCGACCTGCACGCGGGCGCCGTAGGCCGGTTTCACGCCAGACATGATAACCCCATGCCGCAGGGCTGGTTCCTCCTTGAACGAATTCGATGCGTTGTCCACCAGACCCCGCCGGTGAACGGCGAACAGGCTGTGCCCGCTCTGGTGGTGCATCGGTTCCCGCATGGCACTGGAACCGAGAATCCACTTGGCGATCCTGGTCTTACCCACGCCTGGCGGTGCCGTGAGAATCACCCGGCGATGCTTCTGAAGCGAAGCCCGTGCTCGGTCGCGGAGTTCTTCCTGGTGCCGATACAAATCAGGCAGGACTATGTTCATACGCCATGATCCTCCGTCCGATCCATTCTGCGACTTGCGGTACTACGGCGTTTCCGAGTGCCGAACGTCTGTCCATCCTATCGGGAATCCCATAAGCCACTCTGTCCAATTCGGGTTCTCTGGACCACGCTCCCCCATCGAAGCAAGATCTGATTGGAGTGTTCTCTGTCCACCTCCGGTACGTTTCCGGCGGTCCACTGACACCCCACGAATGGATGCCGTCGGAGTCGTCCATCGGAGCGGAGGAGGCAACGATGAACATGCGTCGTCGAATGTGTCGTGCACCAAAAGCGGCCGCCTGGCAGTACGGGTCGATTTCAACCTGCCACTTGCATGTCATTCCGGCCCGCTCGAATCCAAGATCGAACCCCCCGATCCCGGCGAACAGGGAACCGAACGTCATCGAATCGCCTCCTGTTTCCAAGAAAGCCACCCCGCCCCCCGGTTGCGTCCGGTGCTGCTACACGCAGCGTGGGTTTGGTAAATGCCCGGCGAGGGACGGGGTGGAAGTAGTCACTGAACTCCACCGACCGCACTGCTGCGGAGAAAATCCGCGATGTGGTCGCAAAAGTCCTTTTTGATCTTTCGGCTGTTGAGGAACGCTTTCGCAATTCGCTCTCGCTCCTCCCATGCTGCTGATTCGACGCGACGCTTAACGGCAGAGTCTTTGCAGGCTTCGATCAACAGACACTCGTTTACGGCGCGCATGATGTACGAATGCAGTCGATGGGAACCCGGTATTTCAATCTCGTCTTTGTTCCACAGTTTCGCTTCCTCAGTCTGCCATTCGATGAATGCGTCGTGAACAATATCGCTGGCCGATCTTTCCATGTGGCCTCCTTTTGTGAATACATTCATTTGTAATTGCCCGGCGAGGGACGGGGTGGGAATCAGTCCAAGTATTCGTAGTCATCCTGTTCCGGTTCCGGCTCCCGCATTTTATCCTGCCGCTCAGCCCGAATCTTCCGGCACTCCTCCCGAATCTGTTCCGGCGTCGGAATGAAGCACTTGCACCGCTTCGCCTCGGCGGCGTAATCCGTTGGGTCGGGGATCGCCGGAAACGATTCCGGCTCCGGTCCGTTCGTGATGCTGAGAATCAGTTTCGCGGCGTCGCGGGACTGCGGTTTCATGCGTCCTCCAGGTCCACGTCGTTTCGGTCGATACACGGAATCAACCACTCACCGAAGTTCCGCCGGTTTCGTGCTGCCACAACGCAGGCACCTGTCTGGAACGTCTTCACCTTCACCGAGGTCCACGAAGGC